GCAATCGACGAGATTTATTTTAACGATGAAGAAGTGCCGCTGTCAGGGAGTGAGCCGACCGGATTTTACTCGGGCGTGGCGCTCATCAATAAAAAGCGCGGAGTGCCGAATGACACAGCGGACCAAGATTTGATCGACGCAACCGTCAACCTCACAGACGGCAAGTGGACATCAGATCACAAGCTCTCTGGCATCGCCTACCTCTACGTTAGACTGACATGGGACGCGGAGAAATACCCGAGCGGAATCCCGAACATCAGCGCCGTCGTGCGTGGAAAAAAGGTCTTGGACCCGCGCACAAGCACCACCGCCTACTCGGCCAACGCTGCGCTTTGCTTGCGTGATTACCTTACCACCTCGCTCGGCATGGGGATGACGACTGCGGAGATGGACGACACGGCGTTTGGCGTCGCGGCGAACGTCTGCGACGAGAACGTCGAGATAAAGCCGGTGACGACGCCAACGCCGACCGAGGAAAACCGATACGAGGCAAACGGCGTGGTCTCGACCAGCGCGTCGCCCGACGAGAACATCGGCAAACTGCTCTCTGCGATGGGCGGACTGATCGCCTACACCGGCGGCAAGATCGCGCCTTACGCTGCCGCCTATCGCATCCCGACCGTGACGTTCAGCGAGAAGCATTTCGTGGGGCCGATCAGCGTGCAGACGCGCACGAGCGCACGCGACCGCGTGAACTCGGTGAAGGGCGTTTACCTCAGTGAAATCAACAACTGGCAGGTGACGGACTTCCCGACGATCACGGATGCCGCCTATGTCTCCGCCGACAATGGCAGCGTCTTTTTCCGCGACGTGGTGCTGCCGTTCACGACTTCCTCGTCTTGCGCGCAGCGTCTCGCGGTAATCGAGCTTCGCCGCGCTCGCGAGGAAATCACGATGTCAGCGCGCTTCCGACTAGAGGCCATGCAGGTGCGCGCGGGCGATACGGTGATGATTACCAATGCGAAGCTCGGGTTTTCCTCCAAGGTCTTCGAGGTCATGGAGTGGAACTTCGCGAGCGGCGGGAATCCTCCCGAGGTATTCGTGGACATGACGCTGCGCGAAACCGACTCGTCGGTCTATTCATGGAACGTCACCGATGAAATTTACACGGCAGGCGCGCTCAACACGACGCTGCCAGATCCGTTCACGCTCGCGGCTCCGAGCGGCCTCACGCTCACAGCCAACGGCACGACGCAACTCATCCAAGCCGACGGCACGGCGCTGCCGCGCATCCTCGTGGCGTGGACCGCGCCCGCCAGCGCGTTCATCCAATCGGGCGGCGTAGTTGGAATCGAATACAAGGAAAGCACGTCAGCGACTTATCTCACATGGAGCCGCGTCGCAGGGGACCAGACGCGCGACTTTATTTCGAGCGACGTGAAGATCGGGCTGACCTACGACGTGCGAATTTACGGCGAGTCTTATTTCGGCGTCTCCACGAGTTACCTCACGGCGCAAACAGGCGTCGCTAAGGACACCACCGCGCCCGTAACGCCCACCGGTCTCACCGCCGCAGTCGGCACGGGCCGCGCCGTCTCCCTCGACTGGAACGACAACACCGAGCCCGACTTTTCGGAATACGGCATTTATCGCAGAACCACGCCGGTGACTCCTCAGAACTCGGTAACAGGCAAGATCGCCGAGGTTCGCGCGTCGCGCTTTGTGGACACCGACGTGGACATCGGTACGACGTATTACTACTGGCTCAATGCCTTCGACACGGTGGAGAACGTGTCAGGGTTTACCAACTACGTCCAAGCGACGCCATCGGTGATCACCGCTGGGCCCATCGACCCGACGCCGCCAGACCAGCCCGAAGCGCCGACGCTCATCAGCACGACGGTTTATCTGTCGAGCGACGGCGGTTCATTCGCGCGCGTCTCGCTGACCGCTCCACCGCTGCCAGCGAGGGCGGTCGCTCTCGATGTCCTTTACCGGCGCACGGGCGCGAGCGATTACATCGTCGCGAATCAAATCGCGCAGTCAGTTTCCTACGCGGTGTCGATTGACGATCTGACCGTTGGCGAATCCTACCAGTTCGCAGCGCGCGGGATTTCGTTCTCGGGGGCGATCTCTGAAATCTCAACTGCGCTGAGTCAGAGCGCTCCGAGTAACACGACGGCGTCGGCGAACCCAACGTCATTTGCTGGATACAGCCCAACAACGAAGCCAATAGCTCCAAGCACAAATGGCGGAACGCCTCCGCTGTTTTATCACGGAATGACATTGGAGTGGACGGCATCAGCTAGCAAAGACGTTTCATTCATAGAAATCGGATATGACTTTATCAGTTCTAGCACCACAGTAGCCCCCAGCACTTGGCGCTACAAAATACCCGTCGGCGAAACATCGGCCATTATTTATGGCGTTGGATTCACGGGATACATCTGGGTTAGAACAACCAACCGATCAGGGGTTTTATCGACACCAGTTTACACGGGAATCAACTTTTTTACCTATGGAGAAGTCCCGGTAGTTCTCGGCACGATCGCTCCTCAATCATCAGCAGACGTCACCACCACCGGAATCAAAACCGGAGGCGGCTCATCCACGCGGCAGGTCAACGTCGTCTATGAAATCAACGACGTGTTCGCGATTACGGGCGGGGCCGCGACTTACGACCTGAGCATCTCACTCACAAATCGCGGATTCAACACGAAGCCCGATGACGGTCTGGTCGCGGTCGAGGACGTGCTGTATCAGGGTTACTATGACTCGCAGGCCGCAGGCTCAACATCGACGACAGCGGTCATCAAAATCTACCGCAACGACGGCGGGACGCTCGCCTCGGGCAACCTTCGACTGTCCGCACGCTTCACCGAATACAACTAATATGGCCTTTCAAAAAACATTCACGCTGCGCTCTGGCGCACAAGGCAACTACACGCGACTCATCACCTACCGCGTGGACCGGATGACGCGCGAGGCCGTGGGGTTGTTCTCGCTCTTCGTGGATTCGGCTGCGGCGCACTCAGCCAAGGACCCGCTCACGCCGTGGATTGCGAAACTCCGCGTGACTGGCGACGCGTTCGACCGATACTTCTCAAGCGCCGCGCTCGATGCCGACACGATGGCGAATTTCTACCGTGCAGCGAAGGCCGAGCCGATGGTTTCGGATTTCGGCGATGCTTTGTTTTCGGACGCGCTCGACGTATGACCAAAGCGGATACAAGTAGGGGCCACGCAATTACACCCTTGCCACCGCGCCCGCAATCCGCTCTCCTCGCATCACCATGCGGCGGTGAGGGCTGAGGCTACCAGCAAGCCCGCGAGCGGATTTACCGCTGCGCGGGCTTTCTTTTGCCTAGATTCCGAATCCATCGCCAACATTTGATTCGTTTTAAGTCGCGCAACTGCAACGGCTTAGGGAAGCAGCAGGACAAAATACGCAATTGAGCTTTACGCAGGCGGGGCGATCGGATTGAGTGTGCACGTCGGAGGGAAACAACCCAACGACCAACTCAACCCAAAACATGATCCTCCCAGCAATTCACTCAAACGGAACCAGCGCCAAATGCCTCACCGAAGGCTACACAGAGGCCCGCCTCGCAGTCGAAGCAGCGATCAGCCAGCTCTCCAAAGTTGAGTTCAACGCCCGCGACTACTACGTTCAAAACGACAACGCATGGACGTCAGCCGTAGCGGAGCGGATGTCGCTTTTCGAAAAGCTCCGTGCCGTCGCAAGCGAACTCGCCAAGATCGAAGAACACTGCGCGGACTTCATCAAATAACGTTACAGCATACCCCGCAAACCACCCCGCTACCTCTTCGGAGGCGCGGGGTTTTCCGGTGCCAGACCGGAGGGAACTAACCCCGAGGCTCGCAACATAACCAAATGAAAATCAGCATCGCTACTGTTACGACCCGCAAGGGCCACACCAGCAAAGACCACCTCCTCACCGAGATCGCCAGCGCAGCGCGCGATACTCTCAAAGCCTCTTACTCCTCGCGCAGCGCCGCAATAAAAGCAGCTGAGCGTGCGATCTATGGCGTTATCGCCTCACGGTCGCTTTACTCTGGATGCGCCGGCGGTCTGGTCGGAGGTGCCGCATGAGCGCCACCGATGCTCTTACAAACGCTCTGGTCCTCGCGCTGACCGCGCCCGACCAAGCACGCGCCGACCGCGCAATCGCTCTCGCCGAAAGCATCGGCGCGGGCTGCACGCCACGACAGATCGCCACCGCGAAACGCAACGCCTCAAAGCTCGCTGCAAAATGAAACCTATCACCATCACCCGCCTCTCCGACGGGAAGCATTACACCGAGGAGCTTGTGAGCCTCCGCGCTTTAAACGCCGACGCCTTGGAATGTCTCAAAGCTCTATTGAAAGACGCTGAAGAGTCATCGCAAGGCGTCTGCGCGCGGCTTGCGATCAAGCCAAACAAATGGCAAACCGCTCGCCTTGCGCGTATCACAAACGCCCGCGCCATCATCAACAAAGCCGAGGGCTGCGCATGAAAACCACGCTCCTCCTCCTCGCGCTCTGCGCCACCGCGCACGCCGCGCCTCCCGCCAGCTTTTTCCGCGCGCTCCACGTCGTCGAGACGTCGGGCCGCACGGGACCGATTCTCGGCGACGGCGGCAAGGCGCTGGGGCCGCTCCAGATCCACCGAGCCTACCACGCCGACAGCCGCGTGGGTGGCGATTACTCAAGGGTGGCGGATCTCGATTACAGCAAGCGGGTCGTGAGCGCCTACCTTCAACGCTACGCGCCGCAGGCGTGGGCGGCGGGCGACGTGACTACGCTGGCGCGCGTGCACAACGGTGGGCCGCGCGGGGCGACTAAGCAGGCGACCGTGGCCTACGGCGACAAGGTGGCGAGGCTCGCAAAATAACTTTCGGAGCATCCGCTCCAAACAACACAACACAACGACAACACAGGACGACAATGAACAACGACGACGACATAAACGGAGAAGACGGTAGCATGGACATCCACAGGGAACTGCTCTTTGCCGCGAAAGACCTGCGGACCATGACGAGCTGCAAAGCCGAGATCACGATCTCGCGGCGAGTAACCATCAAAATAGGTGCGATCAAACCGAGCTGGGATTACCAGATCACATTCGGAGACATCCTCAACCGAGGCGCGTGGCGCTGGGAGTGCGCGCAATCCGATTCACTGGAAGGAGCGATGGACATCACCCGCGCCCAGATCACCGCACAGGGCGACGAGAAGGCGCGCGAGCTCCTGCAACTGACGGACGCAGCCGCGAAGCTCGGGCTGAAGCTCGTGGAGGCCGCGCCATGAGCCGACCAAGCTCGCCGATGCTTCCGCTGGTAATTCGGCGCGTGCTCGAAGGCCGCTCCATAAAGGAAATCGCGTTTGAAACCGGCATGACGCCGAGCGCAGTCCAAAAAATTATCAGCAACACAATGCGGAAGGAATACGTCACCGAGGCCGAATTCCGTCAGCTCCTCAACCAACGCAAATCCACGCCATGAATCTTGAACTCATCCACGCGGAGCTTATCCGCATTCGCGAAGCCCTCGAAGCGCGCCCGTTCGCATCGGGGGCGCCGGCTGCAAAGCCTGCCGCTCCACGCTCCGAGGAAGTGCCGATGCCGACCGAGGTCATCGACGACGC